CCTAGCTAAAAATCTTGGTTGTGCATCTAGTTTGAGAAAACTTAAAAGCGATTCAGCATATTTGATTCGCATAATTATTGCAGTGCAACAGGCACTTAGAAATTATGCTTCGTGAATATCAGCAACGGAGCATCGACATGCTCTACGAGTGGTTTTCAGCCGGTAACGCTGGGAACCCTTGTTTAGTCCTACCAACTGGCGCAGGTAAAAGCCACATCATCGCCGCACTGGTGAAGGATGCAGTTCAGTCATGGCCCGGAACTAGGGTATTGATGTTGACGCACGCCAGAGAATTAATCAGCCAGAACGCTGAAAAAATGCGGCAACATTGGCCTAATGCGCCAATGGGAATCTATTCAGCAAGCCTTAAACGGTATTGCCTGACAGAGCCAATCGTATTCGCAGGCGTGCAAAGCGTAGCTAAACGAGGCCGTCAGATAGGCCATATTGACCTGCTAATTGTGGATGAATGCCATTCAATCAGTCCAACTGAAAACGGCACCTATCGCCGTTTAATCGCTGACCTGCTAGAGATTAACCCAGATATGCGCGTCATTGGTTTGACTGCAAGCCCGTACCGATTAGGGCACGGAATGATCCATGAGGGAGACGAGGTTATTTTTTCAGACTTGATCGAACCCGTATCAATTCTGGAGCTTATAGAGAGTGGCTACCTTGCACCATTGCGCAGTAAGCACACATCAATGACGCTATCAACCGATGGCGTTAAGAAGTCAGGCGGAGAGTTTATAGGACGGTCGCTAGAGGTTGCAATGAATACTAGCGACAACAACGTCAAGGCCGTTTTGGAGACGATAGAACGCGCCAAAGACCGTAAGAGCTGGATTGTGTTTTGCGCTGGCGTACAGCACAGCGAAGACGTGCGCGATATGCTGCGAGAGCATGGAATAACGGCAGAATCAGTGACGGGCAATACACCAAGCGCAGAACGCGACAGGATATTGAAAGACTTCAAAGCCGGGAAAATTCAGGCAGTCACCAATATGGGAATCCTGACCACTGGTTTTGATGCTCCGAATATCGACTGCATTGTTATGCTACGACCAACACTTTCTGCCGCGCTTTTTTATCAAATGTCTGGCCGGGGATTACGCATTGCACCAGGCAAAATAGACTGCATGGTCCTAGACTTCGCCGGAAACGTAGCAACCCACGGCCCAATCACCCAGATAACACCACCAAAGCGTGGCGGTAAAGGATCAGGAATAGCACCAACAAAGACTTGTCCCAATTGTGACGAGCTATGCCATGCAAGCGTAAGACAATGTGACGCGTGTGGCCACCAGTTCCCTCCACCAGATGAAAAACCAAAAGAGGTATATCTGCGCGGTGAGGACATCATGGGCATAGAACCCACTGAAATGCAAGTCACAAGCTGGGCATGGAAAAAGCACACAAGCCGCACCAGTGGCCTAGATATGCTTCAAGTGCGCTACTATGGCGGATTGACAACCCCAGCAATTGTGGAATACCACGCAGTTAACCATACCAACTATGCCGGGATAAAGGCCCGTCAAACGGTTGCAGACATGGCTAAACGGGCATGTGTAATGGTCAGTGAAGACCTAGATCAATGCGCTTTTGACATGACAAACGGGAAGCCACCTAGCATGATAAGCCACAAAAAGAACGGTAAATTTTTTAACGTGATTGATAGAGTTTGGAGTAAAACAGAATGATGACCAAAAAAGAAAAACTGCAACTTGACACACTGAAAGCGCAGCTAGAAGCTGAACAGCAACGATCAGAAAAAGCAATGGAAGCCTACAGAGCTATGCTTTATGAGATGGTTGATCTAAAGGTAAAGCTCTCACGCATTGAAGCCGTTATGCGGGGTGAAGAGTGACTATTTACATAGGCGCAGACCCAGGACTAAATACAGGAGCCATCGGAGCCATAGACCACAATGGCGAATACATCCACTGTTTTGACATTGAGAGCTACAGTGAACGCATATGGCCAAGGAAGCTAAAAATATCCCTGCAAGAGATTATTCGTAACCACGGCAACGATGCCGAATTTGCCATTGAAAGCGTTTTCGTAAGGCCAGGACAGGGAATTTCAAGCACTGGAAAGTTCATGCGTGCGACAGGATGCATTGAAGCCGTGATTGATTTGTTACTTTACCCGTATGAGTGGGTTACACCGCAAAAGTGGAAAAAGCACCACGGGCTAATTGGTACAGACAAGAAAGCCAGCTTAGAACTAGCCCGCTCAAAGTGGCCTACAGCACCACTAAAGCTGGTTAAGCACCACGGACGGGCGGAGGCTTTGCTGATGGCGGACTGGTTACGTCACGAAAATAATTAAACAATGTAGCGCAAAGCGTTAAAACTGCGCTACACTAATAGCATCAACAACACGAAAGACAAAATGGAAAATGTCCTAATCCCAAACTTTACAAATATGGATTTTGTAACTGTCGCAACTACAGTTCATAACTCTCCAACAATCGGAAAGTTGGTTCAGTTGCATCAGAATGTAGGTTCAATGCATTTTTTGCACTCAATGACACCACAACAGGCCCGCGACATGGCTACAGCTTTGACCAATGCAGCAAACCAACTGGAGATGATGCTTTGAACTATACATACATTTTCGATGGCGGCGAGCTTGAATGCGAGCTTGAATACAACGAGGAATGCCGTGGAAGCTATGAAGATGGCTTACAAATGGAACCTCACGAACCAGAATATTGTGTTCTTGAAAAAGCTAAGCTAAATGGTGGAGTTGATATTTATGAATTGCTGTCACAATATATCGTTGAATTAATTGAAACAAAAGCACTAGATAAAACAGAGGATATTTAAATGACTGACAGCGAATTGATGATGCAAAAAATCAAAGGAATGACAGATAAAGAGCTTCGATCATCTGCTGACGAATGCTATAAAGACTTGATTCAAGCCGCAACTCTATCGCCACAATCAGAGCGCCATGAAGAATGCTTTTCTGCTCTATTTGTACTGTGTAATGAAATGCAAGTTCGTGGACTTGCTGCAAAAGGCGAAGGAATTATGCAATGACTGACAAAGAACAATACGAGGAAGCTTTGCGCGTTCGCCTTGAAGCCGAAGTTTTCCTGAATCTTAATCGCTGTTTTGATTGCGACAATTTAGACAAGATTAACGGCAATGTATGCGTTTTCAATGGCTCAGTACCAGACGATTATCTTCATTCTCCAAACGAATGTGAACAGTTTCACTATCTTGTACCGTTTTAATGGCGCAAACCAACTATTCAAAGCACATCGGGAAACCTCCTAGGCGACCAGGTGTAATGTCAAGGCTTGAGTACCAGCAAACAATCAAGGCAAACGCACTGCGAGGTCAAGAACTAACTCAATCAAAGCTACTTGACATTGATGTAATTGACATTCGGAGCGCTAAAAGACAGCGTGACAACATGCTGAAATACATCAAAGAAAATTTGAGCAACGATGTACTGGCAAAAAAATACAGCGTGCACCGAAATTCAATTGAAAAAGTTTTAAGCAGATCATCATATTGTCACCTTCCTTGAGCTACAATGAATTATCAACAATTATCTAAGGTCTAAAAATGGAAACAACCCGTAAATTCTCACGCTCACTTGACGAAGCATTTCCTAAAACGGTGAACTACGCATCGTCAATCACATCGTATAAGCGTCTCCAATACGAGAAACTTGCAGACGTAATGCTGGCAGTTTCAATTGGTGTAAGCTTGGCTTATGCTGCACTGGAGTACTTTCTGTGAGCAAAGACGCAAGCCAAAAATACCCAACATTGCGCGTTCGTGTTACTCAAGAGCAATACGACAAAGCATACCGCCTTGGCTGGCCATCAATCGCAAAAGAATTTATCAACAACACAAAGGAACCTAAAAATGGCAACCAAAAAGAAAACACCACCTCAAATGCTAAATAAATTCTCAGGAATTTATGACGGTGCAGAATTGAAACGATGGGACGGCCGTCCTGGCTCTATGGACGCTTACGACAAGCCAAGTATGGTTAACGGTGTTTTGATTGCTCATAGGCCGATGATAAGCATGACAAGCAAAGCACGAACACAATACGACTACTTTAAGGCTTGATATGAGTCGCAAAGTATGCAAACGCAAGCACTGGAATACATCGCCAGGATTCAGCGCAGTAGCCCACGCCATTATCGGTGCGTGCGCCATCAATGATGAAGTGCTGCAAGACATTCGCATTCGTGAGCTGTCTGCAATTCAGTCGATGCAGGACCATGTTGGTACAGAACAAGACCTTTACGATGTTTTGGCTTTGTACTCTATGGCAGTAGTCATGGCTGAAAATGGAATCGGTAAGTTTGAAGTTATGCCAGTTTGCGATCAAGCGCGCACCGCCATTGCAAACCTGATTAAGAGGTTTGAAAAGTGGGGTAAGTTTGATGCGCGTGAAAGCGAGATTACCATTTTGCGTGAGCTATGGGACTGGCATGACGCACAACGTAAAAGCATTCCACGCAGCGACTATGACAAGTATTTGAAGCTTGCGATGGCGAAGCAGAAAAACAAGCGTTCAGAATTTGGACTGATGAATGCTTAGATTCTTTAAGTGTGGAAAGCCTCTTAAATCAGGCGGTAAGCACTTTTATTTAGATGGAAAGGCCATTGGGCCAACCTGCTACGATGAGCTAAAAAACAAGCCTCATAACTCGCAGGCAGTTATAAACGATCAACCGGATTTATTTAAGGAAATGAAATGAAATTTGAAACACTAGAAGCAAAAGTAATCGACTGGGCAAAAGCTCGTAAGATTATCCCAAACGCAACAAGCCAAACACAGTTTTTGAAGACTATTTCAGAGCTTGGTGAACTAGCAGACGCACTTCTAATAGGTAACAGAGAAAAGATTATTGATGGCCTTGGTGACGTATTGGTGACGCTGATTATCGTAGCGGAAAAGGAAGAGTTAGACTTGGTTACTTGCTTGTATTCAGCTTACCAAGAGATCAAAGACCGTAAAGGTACTTTGATGCCTAATGGTTGTTTTGTGAAGGAATGATTATGACTGACCGCGAATTACTTGAGTTGGCTGCAAAGGCTGCTGGGATTGAAATACCAGACGGGTGTGAATTTCATGATCCAGACTACTGGAGGCATGAGGAGACAAACACGCACATTATCTGGAATCCGCTCGGAGACGATGGTGATGCACTGAGGCTAGCTGTGAAGCTTGGAATTCGTGTTGAAACGCCAAAATACACAGGCTTTGGCACTACATGCGGAAATCAGACCGTGTTTCTTGATGATCCATTTGAACAAACTCGCCATGCCATAGTCCGGTGTGCTGCTGAAATCGGAAAACAAATTCAATAACAAAAAACCCGCATTACGCGGGTTTGTTTATTTTGCTTCTAAAAGTAACTTGTTTTTATCTGCACTGCCTGACGTTGTGCCATACCAGTATGACATAACCATCATGGCTACAGCGTCCATCAATCCAAGCACTCGACCTACTACAATTTCAGGTATCTGTGCTGGATAGCCAAAAAATAGGACTGAAATCTCAGTTCCTAAAGTGCATACAAGCAAAACAAGCGACAGCCAAAAAAGCATCTTTTGTGTGCCGCCTGACACGTTGGCCGTGCGGGCTGAATCACGATCTTTGAATGCAAGTTCAGAATATTTAAACCCGCGTTCTTTTTCATTATTCCGATACTCTAGTTCAAGTTCTTTGAGCTTTGTGATCTGGTCAGGAGTCAAGCTGCCATCTTTAATGGCGCTTGTAATCTTTTCCTGAGTTGCTTCAGACACACCAAGCAACTCACCCAATGCCGATACAGCAACGCCACCCAAAGGCCCTAGCAAGGCCGTTGCAACCGTTGGAGCTAGTGATTTAAGCCAATCCATCACGCATGCTCACGCAAAAAGTCATCAATAGAATGACCGCCAGTATTTTGAAAGTGTGGCTTATCTTTGAACTTCCACAATCCACCCCATTCAAGGCCAGCCAAAGCGCCTACAGCACCGATACTCTGCCACAAGCGTGCATCATCCCATATAGCCTTACCAGCCACTACAGGCACCACGTCAAATGCCACGCGGTGATTATGAAAGCTATAACCTGGCTTTGCATTCGTAACAATCTTGCCAATTGTTTTACGACCTTGATCGTACAAAGCACCCTGCGAAGCATAGTCCCTGTAAGTGCTAGTCACAATCAAGTCGATACCTTCAAGCAAGCAACCAGCGATTAACGCCTTTGCCTTCTCTTTGGTGTCAGGCGTTAGATCGTCAAGACTTCGACTGTTTATCATAGAGGTTCTCCCACTCGTTTTGCATCCAATGCAACATAACAATCCAACACATCATTGTTTAATCCCTAATTTCATTGAAGCAACTGAGATAATACCAGCAACCAAAAGCATCAAAGCACCCTTAATGGCCCAGTCGATAATTGTTTTAGTCATTCCAGCTTTGTAACTATCCATTTGCTCAGCGTTTTTGATTGACCTGAAATGGTAAAGACGATGACCTTCAAGGTCAGGCTTACCTAAATCATTTGTCACAAACGCAGTAGAGTGCTCTTCTTGCTTACGAATTACAGTATCTAATTGACGCTGCATCTCCAGAAGCAATTTAACAATATCGCTGTTGCTTGGATTTGGGTTTGAATCAGACGCTCTGCGCTGTGGCGTATCTTTATCACTCACTCTTTAGGCCCTTTGGCTAAAATATAAGGGCGCACCCAAATCCATACGGCGGCAAATGCCAATGCAAACTCTCCACCCATTGCAGCAGGTGGTGGGTACACTGACAGCAGTGGTGAAACGATTCCAATATAAACCCATAGGCAAGCATTAAACGCTGCAAAGTATCGAGCAAATGCGCTGTGCATATCACCGTTTAGGATGATGGTTAACTGCACACCAGCCGATAAAAGCAACACAATACCCCAAGATTCAGCAGGCATGATAACGGCCATTTGCTTGTAAGTAGGGCGACTAAACAAGTCATGGCTATTACCCCAAAACAACAACATTACCGCCCAAAAGAATTCAGCAATTGCAAGGCTTAAACGGCTTGCAATCAAATCTGAATCCCACAAAGCGCGGGATAAGTTGTTTATTAGTTTATTGCTTGTCATATTTATTAAATATGGTTTCCATCTGGATCACAATAATCAAGATATGGTTCAAAAAAGCGAGTAGTTTTACCGCGCCAGTCTTCAAGGTTTTTAATACGCTCTAGCTTGTCGCTTACAGTGTATTCTCCAGCTTTAGGCCAATCCCATGTAATCAATGCAAGCTCGGTGTAATTTACGTACACGTCAATAATTGCAGTTATTAATGTAATTGGCAAAAGCAAGCGCCAAAACCCACCGCGCTCATACTGAATGGCGAGTGGGTAAAGCAAGAATAAAACAATAATCACAACGAATCGCCAAGAGCCCAAAGCGCATCAAGTTCAGCGTCTGACTTTTTAAGCGAAACACCGAATGCAATAACTTCAGGATGAAGTCGCTCAAACGAGTCCGAGAATTCCCACCAGTCCTTCAAGTCCTGAGATCCAGCGGCTACACCATCTTCAACAGCTTGACGCAAACCGGCTGCGGTTAGGGCTTGTCGAATTTGGCGTGGGCTGATTGATGGGATAGAAACATCGATTGCTTTTTTGCTGCTGTCAATTATTAATTGAGCTTCGTCATCCGTAATTTGTACGCATCCAGCAGGTAGTAAATACTCAAAATCTGACGATTCAAGAACGTGAAGATTATTTTGTTGGTCTTTGTAGTACATTGTTATTCCTTAGCGAAGCTCAAATGCCGAAATAACGCCACCACTTATCGTGTACAAATAGCTTAACCCTGCAGGTATAACTGTTTCTGTGTATGCAATAACAAGACCTGACGCATTTGCAACGGATTGAAATACCTGTGATCCAACAGTTAACGTAAATGTTTGTGTCGTTCCAGGCGCATACGCTTTAAAGACAATTGGCTTTCCTGTTGTGTTGTAGTAAGTCGTCCCACTGTTTCTAGTTACACTCTGCCACGTCTGCCCATAACCCAAGCCACTCATGGATGCCAGTGATTGTCCACCTTCACCGGTAACCACAAGAGACTGGGCCCAAGTACCTGCCGTTGTCTGAGTTGATACAACCGACCCAACTACACGATAAGCAACGCCAGTGCGAGCAGTTGCAGAGTAAATAACATTTGCAGAATCTGAGGTTGCTGACATCACTGTGGTATTAATCAAACCCGTTTCAGTCAGATCATTACCACCAGCCAAGTTCACAACTGCAAGTTCTTTTGTACCGGCGTTGTTGATTTCAAGAATGATGATGGTTGACGCTACTGCGCTGACGGTACCCAAGGTTGCGCCAGATGGAACAACAAGCGACAACGCGGTAGTATTCGACAACTGCACAGGAAGACCAGCACCAGTTAACGTCGTTGACCTAAATTGTGTTGTGCAAGGATTGATTCCGACGGTTAGCGCATTGGCTGCTACTGATGCTGTAACAGGCTTAATACCGCCGTCCACGCCTTGAGCTGATCCTGTACCGCCTTGAGAAATTGATAGTGCAGTGGTTAATCCTGAAAGTGATGTGATGTCACTGTTCGCACCTTTGGCTGCAAACAAGCCACCAAGAGTAGTTTTCAGAACCGCGCCTGTAGCGCTCTTCTCTTCAGTTCCTTGACGAATCAAAAGCAAGTCAGCGTCATTAATAACGGTGGCCGGAGTCAATTCTGGGAAAGTAGTATCTCCAGCACCTAACTCGCTAATAATCGCAGGTTCACTAGCTGCCAGTGAAAGCAACTCGGTTTGTTTTACAAGCAATGCGCGTAATTGCGATTCTTCAGTCGTGGTCAAAGCCATTTATAACTCTCCAACTTGTCGAGAATACCCGACTATTTTCACATTAGTACCACCTGAGATGGGCTGATTACCGTCAATTGTACCCGTTCCGAGTGTTAATGTCGCGCTTGAAACAACCTTCAATTGTGGTACAACTCCAGCCGTCTTATAGCCAATGGCCACCAAGTATTTATTTGAGTCTGACAAGTCAAAAGCTTCAAGACGAATCATTGCGCCTTCGGTTTTGAATAGTCCAACGCCTAAAGTATCTGTGACTACATCACGGTTAATATGCTTAAACACACGGTTAAAAAGCCAGTTAAGCCAAGATGCAGGCAAAGGCTGACCACGATTGCCAGCAGTTGCAGGAATGAACCCGGTAGCCATTATGGCATCAGGTGGCTGATTGCTATTTTGCTGACCGTCAGAATAGGCCAGATAAGTATCTGAGAAACTTGTCATTGGAAAACACCTGTTAAATGATAGCCAGAATCAAGAATTACATCGTTGTTCATTGAATGAATTCTGATACGCTTACCATTGATTTTAAACCGTAAACTATTGACTGCAAATACACCATGCGCAATACCTGAAAGCGTAGGTCCATCACTGGAAACAGACGCCGTATTCATCCTGAACTTTTTCCCATTCAGCTTGAAAAAATTACCAGTGGAGGTTTTGAAAGTTGGTAAATTTACAGACCTTACAAACCTAAATGGCTTTTCTGTGTAACTAACTAAAACTGGCACGTCTGAAATTGCAGCAGGTGCCAAATCCTGAATTTGAGATTGAATTCCACTAGGCACAAAAGGACCATTGGCAAACAAAATTGCGGTTGCAGGGTAAGCCTCAATGTACTGATATTCATCAGACAAAACAAGGTATTTAAGCCCTTTAATCAGTGCACCAGAAGTACCTTCAGACACGTTTACGAAAACGCGAAACCGAATGGCTGCGCGGTATGAATCGTCATCACGACCTTGGCGTGTCTCGCCAACAATCGCGCCACAACCATCCAACTGCGCACCAATGGCCGTATCAATCCAGCGTTCGGTCTTAATGCTGTCTGACTCTAATTGCAACGAGTCCAGCGGCCCAACAATGGCCGCCAGCAACGCCAATACCTTTGGCGACTGCTCAAATTGGCTAGTGATACGCGATAGCGCGTCGCTTACGTAACTCATACACCAACTACCGAAATACGGTCTAAACTGAATTCAGAAATTACAGCACGACCAATTGATATATTGTTGGTTGAATAAACTGGAGTTCCTCCATCAGTTGAAGTTATAGCAGCCTCAACAGTGATCTGGCCTAGGCCGGTTGTAGAGCTATAAACGGGCCCATAGAAGCGCTGCGGAATGATGTCAGTACCAACGCCAAGAGTTAGGCCGTAAGCCAATACAGCGTCTTCTATGGCTGCACTAGTAGTGGGTGATAACACCTCTTCTGAATAGAGCTGATCTACAGAAACACGAATCCAAGCATACTGAGTAACAGGGCGCGAAAACTTGATTGTCTGAGCGTCTCCATTATCATCAATCGCTTGGCCGGATGTGGTTCCGTAAGTCTCAATTCCAGCCGGTTTAAGCTCCCAGAGCTTGTCAATAATGTCCTGTGTAGCGCCGCCACTTACGACAGTCTCAAAGCTATGCGATGGCATTGAATCCACCACAACAGAGGTGCGGTTTTCGTACACCTGAACGGCTGTAATTTCAGGCACATCGGACAGCAATCGCGCCGTAATAGCTTTAACCGTTGCGCTACCAGTGGCCCTAATGCTTGTCGAATGGCGAGTACGCAAATCCGCGTCTGACTCAACATCGCGTCCAGTCGTGCCAGCCACCAAGTTAGACACTGAATCCCAACCTAAAATTGGACTATCAATTGTCACCAATGCCCCCGCTGGCAAAACACTAGCACCAAGCTCAATAGCCGTGAAAACAGCTGGTGAACCCAGCTTTGTGATGGTCAAGTTTGCGTCAAGCGTCAACGGGAAATCAGATACTTTATCAAAGCTATGCAAACGCAAAGTTGAACCGGTGACAGTAGCCGTGAAATTAAGTGGATTAAACTCCGCTGCAAGGCCGGAAACAATCTCTTCAGCAGTTGCACTAGCATCACTTGTATATGATGCCAAAACACCGCCAGCGATGATCTGATACGACGTTGCATTGATAACCGTATTGACTTCAATCTCAACATCAAGAGCGTTAGCCCGACTGATAACGGTATCAGCAGTTGTGGCATATTGCACGGTTCCTGCGCGAGTCATTACACCCGTTGGCAATAATGTGGATTCAGCACCATAAACACAAGCAGTTACCGTGGTTGACGTAGAGCCTAATCTCTCCAGTCCAACGAACGAAACCGCACCGTCTAGACTAGTTCCTTCAGCGCTTCGAGGATACATTGAATCATAATTTTCCTGTAACGTCTCATAAGCATCATCCAGCGCAGCCGAAAAGATGCCAATGATCTGACCAATAACCGCATCAGGTGAAGTGTTAACCGGCCCTAAAGCGTCGGTAAACCGTTGGTCATAATCTGCTTTAATCTCGGCTAAGCGTGGGCGCTCGAACCCGGTTGTATTAAGTGGCATATTGGATGATTCCGAAAGGTGTTTGCACGTCAAAATCCACGTTTAAAGACCTTGACGAACGGTTAAAATCAAACTCAAAGCGCGTGATAGATTGCACTCCGTCAACTTCTGAAATAGACTTTTTCAAAGCTGCGACAGACCCGGCTAGGCTAACTTGCTTGCCAAGAATGTCAGACAGATATGGCGTGCCAAACTCGGTATCCATAAACCACTCACCCACCCAAAGTTTGAGCTTAATGGCCAAGTGCTGGCGAACACGCTCAGCGCCGTCTAACATCACTAGATCATTGTTGGTTAAAACAAGATCATGGGTTATTTTGTCAAGTGCAATATCAATCAAATCGGAGCCCCTGTATTTGATGGCCCAGACTGCACGCCACTGTGAACGTGAGAATCAAGCGTGATGCCGTTACTAGACAATGCGCCGCCAACCTGCACCAGTGAGCCGCTAATCGTAGACCCAGCACCACCACCAACGCCAGCAAGACCCGCCATGTAAGACAGCAATCCCTCTGTCGTGAGCGTTCCGGTGTTGGTCGTGCTAGGGGCTTCAATAGTGACACCTCCAGGCGCTGTAATAAGTAAAGCACCACCAGAGGTAAGCCTCATTGACGCAGCCCCATAAAACACTG